AGATTTGCGGAACGATAACGTCGCTCAGACGAGTAGTACCAGCAGCCATGAGAATTCTCCTCTAAGTGGCTCAAGTTAAGAAAAGATATTTCAACTCGAAGCACACCCCATGGCGGCATCGATGTGGTGAAGCACAAGCTCCATGGACGGAATATAACAAATCCCTAGAGCTTGTGCAATGACCACATTGTGATGATTAAGCTGGCTTCGGGCCTCCGATGGTCGTACCAGCAGCCTTGGCAAGCTGTTCAGCTCGTCCGGTATTTTCCTTGTAGATACGGCCCTGTTCCGTCAGGTTCCAAGAATCCTTGCTCCAAGGGTTCGATACACCGGAACCGCCACCACGATTGCCGCCAGCGCCACCACCTTGGGACGGACCCCACCAGTGCGGACGCTTTGCTTGCATATCGGTCAGCCAAACATCCGCAGAGATGCCCGGAGTCACACCGACATTATCCTTGGTGACAACAGCACCAGTTTCGTCAATGGTAAAGAGGCGTTCTGCCAGCAGGGTAACATCTTCCACAGCAGAATCAACCACCTTCAGCTTCGAAGCTGCACCACGAACAGCGTCCGTAACAATCCGCATACTGTCTTTTTGGCGGAGCATTTCCAAGGAAGCATTGGATTCGCTGAGTTGCTGTTGCAGAGTTGCGGCTTGACGCTCGATTGGAGCCAGGCGAGACTTGATACGACCTTCAACGATGTCGTTGATCTTAGCATCGTCAAGGTTGCCCTTGGCAGCAGCTTCCAGTTCCGGAATACGATCCAGAGCAGCAATAATGTCTTCTGGTTTGCGATCACCGAAAGTAGCAAAACGATCTTTCAGCAGTTTGTGATCGCCACGCTCCTTGGTAAGAGCAGTTTGCAGACGATCAACATCCGCTTGAGTTTTAACACCCTCGATCCCGGTCAGTTCGAACTTGCCGTTGCGTTCCGTGTAAAGGGAATGGAAGTGCGGTTCAATACCTTCCAACGAATCCAGAATTGCTTTCAACATTTGATTTCTCCTCTGCCATGCAGATAAAAAGGCGGAGTACCATTACCCAGCCGCTTCACAGCTTACTACTGATTGCTGTTCGGTTTGTTATCCTGATTATTTTTATTTTTGGAAGGATCCGTATTTTGCGGATCTTGTTTTTGCGACGTTTGGTTCGGGCCTTCTTGCTTTACCAACTTCATTTCTTCGTCGTAATCCATCTGAGTGTAACCGCGTTCTTTCAACGAGGTATGAATGCTACGCATGGACAAAGGAGCACCAAGGCTTCGTGCAGTCATGAGATAAACAAGCTCTTGTGCATTGGAGGCAGCATTTGTGAATTCGGTATTCGGCGTGACTTTAACCTTTTTGGGGTCTTCACCCATCCATTCCGCAATGTGACGCAAAGCAGTTTGCAAACCTTCCCCAGACGACATGGAAATTTGGTTCAAGTTTGCGGTTTGTGCTGCCAGACGAGCCAGCATAGCGTTACCGGATTCATTTTTGATGCTTTGATTACCAATCAGCTGACCAGCCTTGAATTCCGCACGTTTGCGATCGTTTTCCAACGAATTGCGCTGTTCGGAAAGACCAGTTGAGCTAACACCAATGAATTTAGCGTCACCGCCCATTTCAACGTCAATCCGGCTACCAGCACCAACACGAACTGCATCATCGTCTTGACCCGGAACAGAATTCGGATTGCGAATACCACCAACTGTGACAAGCGTGTCCTGACCTTGCATGTGCAAGTTTTGACGGTAATCAGCTTCACCGCGATAAATCGACAAACACAATTGACCGAGTCCCATCAAAGGGGGGTTATCTGGTGTGCTAAGCAAATCCTTACTATTGATAAAAACAAACGGAATCTTGTTCAAAGTCTTGCCGCGCAGCATAGGAATCTGCATGGCGTCTTGAACGTAATTGTCTCCTTCAAAAGCACCCTGCTCGTACAAACCTTCCCGCAGTTCTAGAACACGGTATTTCTCGGTAAATTTCCAAGTAAAACCATCACGAACCATTCCGGATTCGTTCAAGACAACCATATTCAAATTGTTGATACCTTCAATGCTTGCACCATCGTCCCAATTAGTGACAGATTCTGCAACATACATTGAAATAAACGGTTGTGGATTGGAAGGATCCGGATCTTTGGGCAAATCAACAAGCAAACCAATACGACCGCTAATCAGTTGTTCTTCGTTAATCTTACGAAGCAACATCATGAGCGATTCGCCATCAACTGTTGCACTTTCCAACAGGTATTGCATCCGCTCAGGAAGTTCGATCTTTGCATCATGCTGGTGGATCAAACCAATAAGAGCTTCAACACCATCTTTCACATAATCCGGAAAGACTGCACGGTCTTTATAAGCTTGATACAGCTTATAACCAATGTTGTTCGGTTCCATACCATCCAACACCATACCAGCAGTCGGGGGCAAGTAAGTAACACCAGCGTCCTTAACCTTACCTTCACCCTTATAGAAGTCCCGCATTGCTGTCCAGGCTTCCAACTTCTCAGCGTACTGAGGATGCGTTGTTTTCAAGCTCATATTTTAACCTCCAAGACCCTTGGTTCGTCCGCCTCTCACACCAACTTCGGTAGAAAGGGCTTTGTAACGTACTTCATCGCAAATGTGATCTTCAGATTCTGTATCAATGTCGTCTGGGTTTTCTTCATCCCGCGGAGCAACAGGAAACAGATCAATGAACATTGTACAAGTGTTAAAGATAAACATGCCAGGCTTTTCTCGCGGGATAGGAACCATAATCGGTTTCCCATTCGCGTCCTCAAGCCCTGTTTCCCTATACTGTGGTAATGCGTCTTTGAGGTATTGGCGGATTTGCTTCCAACCAGCAGTCCGCGAACCCTTTGCCTTATCGCTGCGGAGCCATTGGATACCTTTGTACCGCTTCCCGTCAATCTTGACGGTCTTAGCCATATCCGCAGCAATAGAATTACCGTTTTCAACGTCCCAAATAGAATTATCCGCTGGACCTGGTTGAACCCGGTTGTGGATGCCCATCTTCAGTTCGCGCTCAATAATACCAGCCGCAATATCAGTGGATAGCATCCGCAGGCCTTGGTTAGACTTACCTGTCCAACCATACCATTCGTCAATTCGGAACAAATCACCCTTAACGGTACTCATCCATTTACCGTTAGACAGCTTAACATCGGATCCATCAGACTCCGCCCACCAGCCAACCGAGAACGGACGTGATTCTCCATGGTCATAAGAACGATCAATGCGCCAATTAGCTGGGATATCGAACTGTTGAATGATATGTTTGTCTTTATCCCAAACATCGTCAAACATACCACCCGCAATAATATCCCAATCGCCATAAAGCCAAGCCTTACGCAAATTCGGGTCTTTGATGCTTTCAAGTTCGGCAATATATCCGGGCGGAAGATATTTGTTTTCGCGATAAGAACCGAAGATAGCGACTTGGCTTCGAACGACGATTTCGTTTTGCTGCGTCTGCGGATTGAAAATTTCAATCTTCGTTCTTACGACGGTTCCGCGCGGCGCTGCGTTGATAAAACGACGCTTAACCCAATTATGGCCGGGGCCGCTTGGGTTTGTCGTCGAAAATACTTCAAGCGGAATCGGCGGCAGCGGAAGACCGTTCGGCGTCAAATATTCGCCTTTGTCGTTCTTCGGCGTATTTGTTACCGGGTCAAACGACGAACGATTGACCGACATAAACTTATCGTAAAGTTCGGAAGAAGGATGCTTGGTTAATTCGTTCCAACCGATAAACGGGTATTCGTGGCCGTGGAAGCCTTCGTAGTCCGAAACCTCTTTGACGTGGCGAAACAACAGTTCTTCGCCAGTAGGCCAAACCCATTTATAAGCCGAAGTCGATTCGTAGAACTTCGCACCGTCGCCGAACTTGCCGAACCATTTTTTCGATTCGGCAACAAGCCCGCCCAAATGGTCAAATTCCAAATCGAAAATAACGCCGCGCCAGAATTGGCCGTAGCCTTTCCCGACGTGGCGAAGAAAGCGCATAAGTTGGGTAACAGTCTTGCCGGGGCCGCGTGCGCCTTCGTATAACGTATGGTCGCAACGCGAATCAATGGCGATTGATTGCGAACCCGGCAAGGGTCGCCAAACGATTTCGGGTTTCGGGGCGTTCGCCAATGCCGCCGACATTCGCGCCGACTTAATGGCGCTTTCGGCGATTTCGCCCGCGCTTTTAATGTCGGCTTCGGCTAACATTCAGCAATTCCCGTTGTTGTGCGGCGGCTGCGGCTTCCCATTCTTCGTTCGTTCCATGCGTCGGAACTTCGATTGCGCGCGGGATTACGACTTGCACGGCGGGGCCGGTTTGCGGTTT